AAACTTCTACTTCCTAAGAGATACATTAGTAGATAAAAATATATTTCCTGAATTAGGTGATGTAATTGAATGGAACGATGAACAACACATTGTAGATGTAACATTCCAAAACCAATTTTTCGCAGGTAAAAACCCAACTACTTGGGATGGTGGTGATGAGCATGGATATAGTGTATCTATTATATGTGAAACGCATGTGGCTAAGAGAAGTCAACTAAAATTAAAAGATGATTTTAGAGTAGGTGTTAATAAAGATAATAATGATTTACCAGTAGGAATCTAATATGGCTCAAAGATATAGAATACAGAGAGATGATAAGATTGATTTGAAAAGAACCCAAAGTTCTTTTTCAGATGACCCTAAATTGAATAAATCTAAACAAGTATCTCGTAGAAAAGATAATGTTAAAAACGTAAACGTAGGTATTTACGATATTGATTTAGCATTTAAAAGCTTTTTGGAAAAGGATGTTAAACCACTTATTGAAGAAAATGGTAAATTTATTCCTGTTCCTGTAATGTATGCATCTCCTGAAAATTGGGCATCTGCTCAAAGAGAAGGATTCCTAAGAGATAATAATGGTAAGGTACAAACACCATTGATTTCGTTTAAAAGAAATTCATTAGATATCAATACAGAGTATTCTAAATTGAAAGTAATGACTGATGAAGATACATCACAATCATTTGTTAAAAAATATTCAAAAGAAAATAGATATGACCAATTTTCTCTTTTACAAGACCAAAAACCTGTTATAGAGAAATATATAGTAGATAGGCCAGATTACGTTAATATAGCATATGATGTAATTGTATGGTGTGATTTTATGGAAGATTTGAATAAGGTTGTAGAACAAATCATATACTTTCAGGGTGGTGCATTCGGTGAAAGATACAAATTCCAAATTAAAGGAGAATCTTATTCGTTTGATACAACCAATGGAGTGGGTGAAGAAAGAATCGTTAGAAGTAATGTAACACTAACTGCTAAGGCGTATTTAGTACCAGAAGATAGAGGTAAAAATACAATAAATACTCAAAAAGCATTTGGTGCATCGAAGATAGTTTGGAAAACAACTCCTAAAATTTAATCTTTAGAAAAAAATTCTCATATTTATATACACATAAAGTATAACAAACAAATTAAAAAACATTAAAGTTATGGCAGAAGTAAAAGAAATTACGGAAAAACAAGTTATCAATATCGATGAAAAAGATATTGAAAGAGTTAACAAATTCAGAAGCGATTTTGCTGAGGTTACAGCAAGAATAGGTGAGGTAGAGGTAGAAAGATTGAATGCACAAATGATATTGAAAAATATTGAAGATGCTAAAGATAATCTATCTGAACAGTTTAAGTCTATGAGAAATGAAGAAGTTGCTATTACCAATGAATTCAAAGAGAAATATGGTAATGGTGAGTTCGATATTGAAAATGGAACTTTCACTCCTATCGCATAAATATAATCGTTTTGAGTTTTTTGATGTATTTATAGATATAATAAAAACCAAAAGAAATTAATAGGAGAATCAAATGGCAGAAAGAATAGTAAGTCCTGGAGTTTTTACGAGAGAAAAGGACTTGTCATTTCTACCTCAAGGGATTGGCGAAATTGGAGCAGCATTAATAGGTTCAGCAGTTAAAGGACCAGCATTCGTTCCAACAACAGTATCATCTTTTCAAGAGTTTCAACAAGTATTCGGTGGATTGACAGAAGATTCATATCTACCATATACTGCACAAGCTTATTTAGAAGATGCTGGTACTGCAACAATCGTTAGAGTATTAGGAAAAGACGGGTACAAATTAGAAAACCCAGTAGCATTGACAGTATCATCATCACATGGTGCAAAAGTAGTAGGTGTACTACACCCAACACATGATATCGTATCCGATACAGATGTGTTCATTAAATCAACAATTACAGACCACTTAGCAAGTACAGATGTTTCAGCATCAATATTTTCACTAAAGTTATCAGGTTCTGAAGCAGCTGAACATTTTTATTCAGCATCTTTAAACCCGACTAGTGATAATTATTATACTAAATCATTTGGATTTTCAGCAAGAGGTGCAGAAGATGCATATGTTTATTCAAACTTTAAAACATTCCAATCAGCATCATTCGCTAAAGCCGGTGAGATTCCTGTAGTAACTATCGCTACAAGTTCAGATATTGATTATGGTAAAGCTTATACTGAAGCATCTACACCATTTATTACATCACAAAAAGTTGGTGGTAATACTACTAACTTATTTAAGTTCCATACATTATCACATGGTACGGCAACTAACTACGAATTTAAAATTGGTATCCAAGATATTAAGCCAGCCGGTTCAGTTCCTGGTTCTGAATATGGTTCATTTACTGTAGTAGTAAGAAGAGTTGACCAAGATAAGATTGCTGGTTCACCATTTGTAGGTGTAGTTGATTCTGATATCAGACCTAATTTAGTTGAAACCTTTCAAGGTGTTAACTTAGACCCTGATTCACCAAACTACATTGTTAGAGTAATTGGTGATAAGTATATTACTGTAGATGATGATGGTAAATTATCAACTAATGGTGATTACGCTAACAATTCAGAAAATATTAGAGTTGAAGCAAGTGCAGCAGTAATGAACAAAGCAATTGATGAAAGTTTAGTACCTTTCGGATTCGGAGCAATACAAAACCCATTCGGTTCAGCATTCGCATTACCTAATCCATCTTATGTAGCAGCACAAAAAATTAATGATTCATATAATCCTAAAAGATTTTGGGGATATGATTTTGATTTCGCTGGAACAGATAACAGAAACTTCTTAGCACCAACACCAAAGGTTGGAGCTAGTGTAGGTACGGCATTCTATTTAGGTGATTACAATCAAGACGCTGGGGCTAACTTCCCATCATCAGCATCACCTAATACATCAGCAATTTCATTAAATGATAACGCAACTTCTATTAACTCTAGAAAGTTCTTAGTACCTTTCCAAGGTGGTTTTGATGGATTCAAACCAAATAGAGTTGTTTCTTTAGGAAACGATATCATAGCAGGAAATTCGCAAGGATATGATTTATCTTCAAACACAGCAGCAGGTACATTAGCATACAGAAAAGCAATAAACGCTGTATCTAATCCTGATGAATTTGATATCAATATGTTAGTATTACCAGGTGTTATCCACAGATTACACTCTTCAGTAACTACTTTCGCTAAAGATATGTGTGAAGATAGACAAGATACATTCTTTGTAATGGATGCATCTGCATGGAGTGATTCAATTTCAACGGCTGTTAACGCAGTTCAAGCATTTGATTCAAACTATGTAGCATCTTACTATCCTTGGGTTAAGATACTTAATACAGATAAGAACAAACCAGTATGGGTTCCGCCATCGGTTGTACTTCCAGGCGTTATAGCATTTAACGACCAGGTTGCCGCTGAATGGTTCGCACCAGCTGGATTGAACAGAGGTGGATTAACTTCAGTAATTGAAGCTAAGACAAGATTAACGAGAGTTGAGAGAGATGCACTTTACGAAGGTAGAATGAATCCAATCGCTACGTTCCCTGGTCAAGGTGTTACTGTATTTGGACAGAAAACATTACAAGCTAAACCATCGGCATTGGATAGAATCAATGTAAGAAGATTGTTAATCGCAGTGAAGAAATTCATCGCATCATCTACTCGTTACTTAGTGTTCGAAAACAACACAGCAGCTACGAGAAATAGATTCTTATCAATCGTTAATCCTTATTTAGAATCAATCCAACAAAGACAAGGTTTATACGCATTTAAAGTGAAGATGGATGAAACCAACAACACTCCAGATGTAATTGATAGAAACATTATGGTAGGTGAGATATTCTTACAACCAGCAAAAACAGCAGAGTTTATAGTACTTGATTTCAATGTATTACCAACTGGAGCAGCATTTCCAGAATAGTATAAAATAAATTAGTTCCCCTTTTTTAAGGGGGACTAACTATTTTTTGAAATAAACTATATTTATATTAAAGAATTAGAAACGGAGAACATAAATGGCACAATTATTAGACCCAACAGAAGTAATGTTTACATCATTCGAACCGAAGATGTCAAACAGATTCATTATGTACATAGAAGGAATTCCAGCGTACTTAGTGAAAGCCGCTAACAGACCAGAAATAGCAAATGGTAAGGTTACAATCGACCATATCAATGTTAGAAGATATGTAAAAGGAAGAAGTGAGTGGAGTAGTTTAACTATATCATTATACGACCCAGTAGTTCCATCAGCAGCGCAAGCAGCAATGGAGTGGGTAAGATTACACCACGAATCAGTAACAGGTAGAGATGGTTACTCCGACTTCTATAAAAAAGATATCACATTTAACAGTTTGGGTCCTGTTGGTGATAAAGTAGAAGAATGGACTTTAAAAGGAGCTTACATCCAAACAGCAAAATTCTCAGATATGGATTATACTGGTGAGGATTTGGCAACTGTAGATTTAACTCTTACTTACGATTACGCAATACTACAATACTAAATACGGATTGTAATAAAAATTGAAACAAGAAACCCACCCCATAAGGTGGGTTTTTTAATTTAATTTACATATTTATTAAAGGTTAACCAAAAAGGAGAGAAGATATGGCAAAATTAATAGTTAAAAGAATTGAAGACAATATTGTCGAGTGGATTGGTGATGATTCATATTGTACTTGGGAAGACAAGGACAATGGTGAAGAAGCTGCAACACATTTTACAATCAAAGAAGCAAATGAAGATTGGGGACTCCCAATTAATGGCTTCGATTATGGTGGAAGAGAAAAAATTACCTATGATGGTGATTTACCAGATGGATTTGAATGTGGTGTAACTACACTAACAGGAACCGAAGGTAGTTATACTTGGGGATAATCCAAAATCTATTTTAAAATCTTAAAGTCTCATTATTAAAACAATTTTGAGACTTTTTGTATTAATAATAGTCCAGTTACATATATATTATAGTACAGTACAACAAAAAAAGATATAAAACGAGTTTTATTATGGCAAAAGAACGATTAGAAGATGAGTACCCAGTTTCCGACAAGGATATGGTACAAAAAGCTATCAAAGACCACGAACAAAGAGAAGTTCGTGACTATAAGTTCCCTACGGAAGTTATAGATTTACCCTCAAAAGGACTTATATACCCAAAAGACAACCCACTATCAAGTGGAAAGGTTGAAATGAAGTATATGACCGCAAAAGAGGAAGATATCCTAACCACACAATCATATATTAAAGACGGAACTGTTTTAGACAGATTATTTCAGTCATTAATCGTTGGTAATGGTGATGGTGAAACAATTAAATACATAGATTTAGTTACAGGTGATAAAAACGCAATTATGATTGCTGCAAGAGTACTTGGGTATGGTAAAGAGTATAAGGTTGAAATTGACGACCCAACTATGCCAGGTACAAAGCAAAAAGAAAACATCGACCTTACTCAATTCCAAAATAAGGATTATGAGGGTGAAAATCAAGTAGAACCACATAAAAATGAGTTCGAATTCACTTTACCAACCTCAAAGAGAAAGGTTACCTTTATGGCGATGACCGAATCTAAAGAAAGAAAAGTTAAACATCAAGTAGAAGCAATTAAGAAGGCAAATCGTAAATTAAAAGATATGACTTCAAGAGAGTTAACTACAAGAATGAAAAATATGATTCTTTCAGTAGATGGGTCAGATGACCAAAAAGACATCAATCATTTCGTGGACAATGAATTATTCGCAGTAGATTCAAAGGCACTCAGAGCGTATATCAACCAAAGTGTTCCCGATATTGATTTAACATTTGAATTTGTATCTGAGGAGACCGGGGAAGAGAGAGAAATGCAACTGCCTATGGATGTCGGGTTTTTTTGGCCTTCCGAGTGATTATAGAAAGCATTTACATTCTCAAATTTTTGACCTCATATATCATGGAAATGGTGGGTTTAGTCACACCGATGTCTACAATATGCCTGTTTGGGCGAGAAACTTCTATATCGGTAAGATAATAGAATTCAAACAAGAAGAAAAAAAGGCACATGATAAAGAAATGAGAAAAATCAAGTCAAAAACACCAAGAAAATAATAGTAGTATAAGAACCCGACATATTTGTTGGGTTTTTACATATTTATAGAATATAACAAAGGGATATTATATGAAAACCATCAAAGCAACTAAATTAAGAGAGGTCTTATCTTCCAAAGGAGTAGATGAGGGTTTTATTGATAGAATCTTTCACAGAATAGAAAAGGCTAAAACCGATAACAAACTTAAACAGATTGAAAAAGACATTGAAAGGTCTAAACAAAAAGTGAAAGACATGAGT